TTAATTTCAATATTGTTTGTTCTAAATGTTTCTGATAGTCCCGTTGAGCAGCGTCTTGATTTAACATATCACCATCGCACCATATCTCAAATATATTAGGTCTAATGCCTCGAACAATCTTATATTCATTTTGGCCAACTTGAAATTCTACTTCCACTACAGTTTCTTTTTCATTGATTGTATTAATTAGTTGGTCTTTTTTAATACTTCTAAATGGTCTTTGAAACAATCCAAAGCATAAAGCGTCTAACATAGTAGACTTACCTGAACCATTTTCCCCCATTACTAATGTTGTTGCTGATGTATCTAATCCAACTTCTATAAACTGCTGTCCAGTAGATAGGAAATTCTTGTATCGTAATTTCTTAAATACTATCATATTCTATTCCAATATACATCAACAAATTCCGTCAATTCTTTAAGACTTAAATCTGGTAAAACTTTTAAACCAAGAAATGTTTTCAGTTTATTATAAGATTGATAAAGGTCGTTGTTCTCCCAAGGCTGATAATAAACATAATCTTTGTTGTTGTTTTCAATACATCCTTTATCTAACCATCTTTCTAACAACCAAAACCACATAAAACAACAACTAATATTCTTTTCTGTATTTTTTATACTCTCAATAATACTTGTAGCATCATCCTTTTCATAATGGTCGATGGATAAAAAATCACAATTACCTTTATATTCATTTGCATTACAATTTATAATTTCAATCTTATCTGACCATTGTGTTCCAATGTCCTTATGGTAATCTATTACTGACTTGTTTTTTTCTAATACAGTTATCTTCATTACTTCTGGTTTTGTTGCCAACCATTGTTCTCTCACACCAAATCCTAAACCTGTGCAAATAACATTACCAAGTGCTAACTTATAGTGAGAATAAAAATGTAATGCTTGTTCGTGTCCTACTGTATATAACATCATCTGAACTCCATCAACAATTAAATGCCAACGAGAATCTTTATCCTTATAAACAACTACTCCATTTTTATTATATGGTTTAATCACAGGCGGAACATAATTTAACTTTTCTAAAAATGGATGATTCATACTTCATTACCCCAGCAATCCCATCCATTAATTTTCTCCCTAGCAAATAATTCAATCCGTGGTAAATCACCACACAATTCTACAATCTTATTTCTTATTATATCTGGTTTTCTTGAATGTTCTCTTATTTTATCTACCACAATTTGATGAACACTTGCTGATATTCTTTTTGGACTACCTTTAGTTGCAAGTAAACATAATTCTGAATTTGCTCTTGTCCAATATCCTAAACCCCAAAAGAAACTATCTGACTTTTTATTCTTTTTGATCCAATTAAATCCACAAGTTTTATATTTAAATCCCCAAGCAGATATCGTTTCTATTCCCTCTAATAAATTTGGAAAAGTAACCCACAAAAATAATATACAATCTTTTTCAGATATATCTTTTATAGGTAAATTTTTAATTTCTTCTTTTGACATTATCTCATAAGGTATTTTTCTTGTTTCATTTTTATCACTCCATTTTTTAAAATGCCAAGGCGGATCAGCATAGATGATATTATATTTCTTATTCGGAAATGGGATCTGCATCCTGTGCCTCAATATAAGTTTCTTTAATCATAACCTTTAACTTGTCTTTGTCCAAATCAACCGTCAACTGGTCAACATAATTACTAACTAATGTCATTGTATCTTCTGACCCTTCAACTATATCATCGCTTACATTGTGATGAGTTAAAGCAGAATAATCTTCCAATATTTTCAATTCGTGAACTGATATATCATTGTATAATCTTTCTAATAATCTATCAAACATTTGATTATCTTTTTTGTTAGAAACAATTAATTTAATAAACTTTTGGTGTAATGGTTTAATATTAATATTATCATAGTTTGTTTCCGTATCATCATAAATTAGTTTTTTAAATATTGTATAGGGATTTTTAATAAACTCTACTTCTCTTGTTGTTGTATCTAATATATGGAATCCTTTTTGTTTAGCATAATCTGACCAAGTCATTTCATATTGACTACCTAAATAAAATACTTGTCCGTCATCATTCTTGTTATGAAAGTGTCCAGTATATGTTTTTTCAAATCGTTGCACAATTTTTTTATCATAACCGTGCAGTTGTCTAATGCCATCAACCATTACAAATCCATTCAAATCTAAATGTGCTATAACAATATCAGCGTTTACTGTTTCTAATGTTTTGAGAGAAAGTTCTTCGTTTTCTGGATTGATCCACGGAAGCATTAATAATTTTAGTCCATCAAAGTCAACTACTTTAGGTTCTTCATAAATCCATGGTTCGTGTTGACCGTCAGGTGTCGTGCATAATTCTTGCACGGCATTAATCTTGTTTGTGTTTCGGAAATAAATATCGTGATTACCAACAATGATATGGGTATCTATTTTTTCATCCCATAATCGCTGTAAAAACTTGTGTCTAAAATTGTGTGCTATTCTATAGTTAATGTATTTTCTTCTATCTACAACATCACCTAAATGAATAAGTGTCTTAATATTATGTTCCTTAATATAAGGAAAAAATATCTTGTCATAGAACCTGTGAAAATAATCATCAAATATCAAACTATCATTACGAGCCCCAAAGTGGGAATCGTTCAATAATGCTATCTTCATACCTACCTTATAATATAATTACTTTTTCTTTGTTATTGGTTCCTCTATTTTTTGATTTCTTTGTAAGAAGTCCAATAACTGACTTCTGTATTGAGAATCATCTCCTTCTAATCGGTCCATTATATTTTCAACACCTGCATTAGCAATTAATTTTTGTTTTACTAACGATTGTTTTTTCTCTTTTTGTATTCGTCTTATAAATGCATAGTATATAATTTGTGTGAAATATGCAAACGGATTGGTTGATTTATTTGGATCAAAATTGTTCATATATTGTAAACAATTCTCTATACCATCTGAAATCATATCATCTCGGTAAGTGTAATTAATAAAATTTGGTCTATATGATAAATGATTGGCAATCTTTAAAAAGCATTCACCTATATAATTAGTAACATCTGGTTTTTTTCTATTATTCTCTTTAGCACTATTAACTTTATCTCTATAGATAACCATTGCTTCTAAAAACTTCTTGTTATCCACATAATGCTGAGTTACTTTCTTTTTCATAATACTATTATACTAAATTTCCTTTCTCCTGTCAAGGAATAAATTAAATTCTTTGGAAGTAATGTATTCCAAATTTTCACAATTTTTCCATTCTTCAACTTCACAATCTATTGGACTTGAACCAACAGGATTCATATTTACTTTCCAAAATTTTATGTTTGGAAACTTTTTAAATGTATTCTTATGTTGTTTAATCCAATTAAATGTTTCATCTGGATTATCAGGTCTAGCAACATCAGCATTTTCCTTTGCATAGCAATCTGTACCTGCATAGATATTATTTATCTTGTTATCCAATGAGTATAAATCATGCCCTATAATAAAAACTTCAGTCGCTTTCAATTCACAAGCAAGATATATAGCCCTGGCGCCAGTTGCATAAGCAAAATTATCTATCTCTGGTTCAATATTAACTACTTTATCTTCTTTTGCAACACCTGTAATATAAGTCATACCTAAATTATGACCTTTGACAAGTGTAAATACTCCATCCGCACCGTGATAAACAACGGTTTGATCCCAAACAACTTCTTCGCTATCATTCCAAACAATATCAGTTTTATCTGCCATTGTTTTTAACATTTCTTCTCCAACAAATCTCGGAACTGGTGTCCAATATCCTAAATAAGAAACATTATTAGAACAATATCCGCTACGATAAATTTCGTGACTCATTCTTGAGTCTAATGCTACTAAAATGTCTGGTGTAAAATCTCTATAGATTGCGTTGGACCCAATCACAGTTCCATACTTTTTTAATTTATTAAGGTCAAATTCTTTTCGTGAATTACCATTACCTAAACAAAACATAATACTCATTAAAAATTCCTATAATATAAGCAATTCGCTTGACAAATAAATTCATGGTGATATAATAAGCCTTGTAGGGTTTTGCAGATATAGCTTAACCTAATGTAGAGTCCTAGGAGCAGGTTTATTTAAGAAATCTAATTCTTCATCACTTAACTCATCCATCATTCTTTTTCTTTCTTCTTCCGTAATTTGGTCTTGTTCCATTTGTTCAGCAAGTCTTAATATTTTATCTATTTCTTGTGGACTTAATGGAGGTCTTATCGGTTTACTTTGAAGTCGTTTTGATATTGCTTCATAATAATGAGATAAATCTTTATTAATACTTGCAATAGTTATAACTCTTTCTTTTGGAATAGAGAAAATCTTATCTGTAGAAAATGGTAACCAAGGTGTTAAAGAAGAATCATCTCTCATACCTACTGATGTTGGCCGTGGAACTGTCTTTAGCTGCAACGGTTCTTCAATTCGTAAAAACTTATCATTATCGCTTACTGATATCTGTCCCACTAATTCGGTACCATCAATTAATTTAATTAATTTATATTCCGTTTGCTGTTTTTGTTCCATACTACTATTTATCTAATCTTTCAACTGAACATTGTGAATTTCATAATCAAATTCCTCTTCGGTATAAATGCTTATCCGTTCCTGAAAATGTTTTAAGGTAAAGTTTTCCCTACTATGGTAAGTCATATCATCTGCTATATCATATAAAGTAGCAGAAGTTTTATTATCTCCCAATCGGAGACCTCTACCTATACTTTGTAAGTTTCTAATTCTGGACTTACTTGGACTAGCAAAAATAATATTATGTAAGTTGCGAATATTAATACCAGTACTAAATGTACCATAACTTGCTACAATGATAGCATTAGATTCCTTTTCCGTAATCGCTCTGATTTTTTCTCTTTCATCTGCTTCAACTCCTCCGTAAATAAAAAATACCTTTCTATTACTATCCGCTTTCTCTTTTATCATTTCGTGTAGGTTCTTACCGTGTTTCTCTACTAATTGAAATAAACATAGGCTATTCCCCTCTAAATTCAACGCTAGGCGTCTTATAAAGTTATTTCGTGAACTACTACTCACTAAATAATCTATCTCATCCTGATACTTTGCATTCCGAAATGCATGGCAATTTATATCTGTATGCTTTAAAATTAAACATCGGACAGTTAAATTAGACAACTGTTTCTTGTCTATCAGTTTCTTTGTTGATGTAACTTTATTAACAGCACCAAACAAACCTTCCAATACTAACCTGTGGGTTTGAGCACCATCTAAAGTTCCAGTTAATCCAATCCTATATTTACAATCAGTTAGTTTAGTCATTATTGCTGTCAATGATTTTGACTTAAACAAATGTGCTTCGTCACCAAAGACAATACCAAACTGTTGAAAATAATCTGTTTTTAATCGGTACAAACTTTGCCAAGTAGATATGAGAACTTTCTTATTTGTTATATTGGAATATCCACTATACAATCTATGGCAATTCTTATCTACATTCCATCCATATGATTTGAAATCAGTATACATTTGTTCCACTAATGATGTAGTTGGAACAATTAACAAACACCTATTGTTCGGTTCGTCTTTTAATAAATGTGTGTAGTATCGAATAAGAGCATAGATAATAAATGACTTGCCACTTGCGGTTGGACTTAATAACAATGCTCGATTATATTTTAAACTATGATAGATAGCGTCCACCTGATAATCTCTTGCTTCAAAAGACTGACCCAAACTATTGGAAAACTTTTTGACAACTTCCTTATCAACCTTATTATCTATATCAACCTTCTTGCCACAAACAATATGATAGCCTCGTTCTTCAGCAAACGCTTTAATATATGGATAGAGTCCAAAATATATCTCTTTAAATTTTTGTGAAAATAATCTTATCTTTCCATCCCACATTCTTGTTCGGAACGCTGGCATAAACTTATAACCAGGAACATAAAAGGTAAAAAATTCTGAAATTTCTCTTTGAATATTTGGATCACAATCTACCGTAAGGTAAACATCATCTTTCTTTTCAATGATTAAAGTATCCATGTCATTACACTATATCGTTTTCCGTTTGTAACTTTTTTAACTTCGTGGGGGTACATAAAATTGGATGGAAAAACAACAGCGGAACCTACTTTCTTTTCCAAAGGTTCACCACACAAATAAAATTCGCCGCCATCATAATCATCATTTAAAAATATTAAAGATGTAAGATGTGGATAACCTTCTTTCTGTCCGTGGCTATGATGTATATTATCAATATGTTCCTTCATAAATCCACCTTTTCCGTACCGATTTATTCTGAAATCAGTATATGATTGTACTTTAATTCTTGTATGAATATTAACATAATCATTAACCGATTGTTCAAATGAATTTTTTAAATCTTGGTAATATGATTCAGGCGGACCAATCCAATACTCTTCCATTGAAACTTTAGATGTTCCTGTATCCTGATATGATGTTGCAAATGTAGATTGTTTCCATTTAGCATTAAAATCAAAATACTTTATAATAGTATCACAAAGTAATGGATTAATTGCTTCTGGATAATAATAAATATAATCAGTAATTTGCTGATTGAAATTCATGGTGTTCTCCTAATTGTCCCTTCAATTGTATATTCCAAGAAACACTTATACGATTGTTAGATGATTTATTAATAGGAACATAATGCACCAACCACGATGGAAATATTATTGCCCTATTTGTTTTAGAAGCATACTGAATAATATCCGCATTGTCTAATATATTTTCTTTCTTTCTTGGAACTATTACCTTTGGCGCTGGTCTTGGATCACAAAAAATAATACCAGCATTACCATCTGATTGTAAATACCAAACACCACTTAAAAAATTATTAGAATGTGTATGTGGTCTATGACCTTCACCAGATTTTAATACATTTGCCCACATATCAGTTATAATAATATCTTCTACATCATACGCTAAAGTTTTAAGTATTTCTTTATTTGTATGAACAAGTTGTTTAACAAAAGGTTCAAATTCTTTTTTCTTATGCAAATCAGCAGATTTAGTTTGCCAGTTTTCATCATACTTTCTACCCACCCACAAATCTGAAATATATTTTTTCATTTCAGTTGTATCTTGCTTTAAAAAATTTTCAAAGATAAACAAATGAGTTGGAAATAACCTTTGATGATCCATTATATCGCTCCACTTGTAAATTTCTTCCACTCTATCATATTTTTAATTAAGAATGTTCGATTGTTTAAATTTCTTAATATCTGTTCTAAATATTTAACAACAGTATTTAAGTATGCTACTTTTTGATCCGACCTTTGCATTTCTTCATCTGAATTTATGTAAATGTGGACATCAGATTTAAGGACCTTCAAATCAAATGGCTTTTCTCTATAAACTGACTCATCTGCTTTACCAGTATAATATTCCCACTTCTCCCGCTCAAGTACACTTAACTCTTGTTGTGCTTTCTTCAGCAATAGGGTAAACTTATTAAAATGTTGGAGGTATTTGTTATGGAGTAAAGGTATTTTTGCCGATTCAGAATCAAGTTCCGTATCATCAAGCTTCAAATCCTTATCTGCTAATTTTTGTAATTCTTCTAATGTCATAATATACCATTATATCAGAAAATGGCTCCAAAGTCAAGAAAATTAAGATGTACTAATCTGAACTATCTCATAATACATATAATTAAAAGTAGCATTAACAGTTAAATAATCTACATCACTTGCTTTAATATCATATTGCAATGCACCAAGTTGTGTTGGATATACATTATGAAATCTTATTTCTGTTTTTGCTATATTCTTACTATTTAAAATAGTCATTGTTGCATCCGAAT